GGCAAAGACTCGTTTGCGATCAACTACACCGCCAAAGCCGCAATGTCGCGGGTCGGCGTCTACTGGCATTGTGCGCCGACGCAGCGCCAAGCCCGCAACATCATCTGGCAGGGCATCGACCGGCAGGGCCGCAGGATCATCGACCAAGCGTTTCCCGAAGAGATCCGCGCGAAGACACGCGAAGACGAAATGTCTATCGAGTTCAAGAATGGCTCGATTTGGCGGCTGATGGGTTCGGATAACTACGACTCTCTTGTCGGCTCTAACGTTGTCGGCGTCGTCTTCTCCGAGTGGGCGCTCGCCAATCCGCAAGCATGGAACTTCGTTAGGCCGATCCTTGCAGAGAACGGCGGATGGATGCTCGCGATATCGACGCCACGCGGGAACAACCACTTCAAGACTATGTTCGACATGGCGTCGACGAACGACGAGTGGTACGCCGAGCGACTGACAGTCGAACAGACGGGCGCGATACCTCTTAGCGCTGTCGAGGAAGAGCGCCGGGCCGGAATGCCCGAAGAACTTATTCAGCAAGAGTTCTACTGTTCGTGGACGTCCGCAAACTTCGGCGCTGTGTACGGCAAAGAAATGGAACGCGCCGAGTCTGAGGGCCGTATCCGCGAAGTGACGTACGACAGCCGTTATCCGGTCGAAACGGCGTGGGACTTGGGCTTTAGGGACAGTACGTCGATATGGTTTTTCCAGCGCATCGGCACGCAGGTCCACGTGATCGACTACGCCGAGGGCCGCAACAAAGCGTTGCCCTACTACTGCAACCTTGTGAACTCTAAGCCCTACAGCTACTCGCGCCATATCGCGCCGCACGACGCCAATCAAACCGAGTACGGTAGCGGACAGACGCGGGTCGAGATCGCCCGCAACCACGGCATACAGTTCACAGTCGCCCCGAGGCTCCCAGTCGAGGACGGCATTGAGGCCGCTCGCGCACTCATTGGTCGCTGTGTCTTCAATCGCGACGCGTGTAAGACGGGTGTCGAAGGGCTCAGACACAATCATCGTGAGTGGGACGAAGAGACCAAGGCATTCAGCAAGACGCCCGTCCACGATTGGTCGAGCCACCCCTCCGACGCGTTTCGTACTTACGCAGTCGCCCCCGAGCATTGGGGCATCACTCCGACGTGGTTCCAAGACGAAATGCAGCGGCAACGCAATCCGTTTGGCATTACAACTCAGGGCTCGAAAACACCGGTTGCCGACGCTCTCAGGGGCTCAAACCCGTCAAATGGCGGGTACGACCCCCTCGGGGCCATGTTTGGATAGCCGTATTACGCCGTATTACGCTGTATTACACCCCTCGCCGAGGCGCTGGCTACCCCTATAGCCAACAGACGCCCGACCCAGCCAGAAGGCGCTTAAAATGAAGGGACGTCCACGGAGTACTTTTGAGTCCAAACTGGCCAGTACGCGCGCTCGTCTGGCTCTCGCACAGTCGACGTTCGACCCAACGAACAAGTCGCCTGCACAACTCATGCAGGCGTACCGTGACCTCAACAGAGCCGCCCAGGCTGTTCGGAAGCTCGTACCCCGAGACTACTATGACGCCAACAAAAAGCGCCCGCGTGAGCATCGACCCGCGCCATCAGGTCACGCCGCAGGATATCAAGTATCTGACAGACCGGATGCGGGCCTGTGACGTTCACGAGTTCGTGTCTGTTGGCGGCGACGTCAAGCGGGACTCTGACCGTATCTTTCAATTCGCCTGGGATGACTCGTATCTAGCGCGCCTCGACGGCGAGCCGGTTTTCTACTTCGGTTCGTGCGCTACTCTTCCGCACGTCCGGCAGTTGTTCGGCTTCGGCACCGAGAAGACGCCGCGAGTCATCCCAGCGGTTACGCGGTTCGGCAACACAGTCTGGAAGCCGCGCGCATTCGACGCGCAACATGGTCTAGGCGCAACGCGGATCGAGGTTCGCGTGCCGGTTTCCTGCACACATTCATTCAATTGGCTACAGCACGGACTCGGCGGACGCGTCGAGGCGACGCTCAAGGGGTTGTCGCTCTTTGGCGAGGATTACGTGCAGTTGGCATACACAAAGGACGATTACGACAATGTGCATCTTCGACGCACCAGACCCGCAGCCAACCCCGCCACCAACACCGACGCGCACGTCAACGGAGGCCCAGCGGTCAGTTGAGGAAGATCGTTTGCGCGCCGCCGCTGGTAACTCTTCGATTGCGAGCACGATCATTACAGGCGGCCTTGGCGATACGTCAGTTCCGCAGATCGGCCGTTCAACGGTTCGCCGCGGCTAGCCCATGTGCAACGTAGACGCCACTGGCCAAGGCAATCCGCTCTCGACGCAACGGAAGCTCCCGGACATTGCGCCGCCAGATCCAACAGGTCTGGACGTGACGGGTGACAACATCGTCTTGCGCGCACGCGCTGCAAAGCTGCCCGGTGCCATCAATAGTAACTCTATGGCGAGCGCGATAATTCGCGACCCGACGAGAAACGCCCAGTAACATGACGAACACAGCCGACGACGTCCTTAACCGCCTCGGGCAACTGAGCGCGGCGCGGGGAGATTTTGAGCGCGTCTGGAGGCAGGTCGCCGATGTGGCCGCTCCTGACGCTGGCGACTTCCTATCGCCGACGGGCTTGGGCACGATGATGCCCCAGGCCACAGCCGCTAAGCGTTCCCGCAAGATCTACGACAGCACAGCCGTGTGGGCCGTCGACCGACTGTCCTCCGGTATCGAAGCGTTGATTATTCCCCAGAGCGAGACGTGGCACGACCTTGAGATCCAGGCGTTCGATAGCTACGCGCCTCTCGACGACGAGAAGCTATGGCTTGAGCGCGTGCGCAACGCCATGTTCAAGGCGCGGTATGACGCAGACTCTGGCTGGATAAGCGCTTCGCAGACGGCCATTCGCCGCTTAGTCGCATTCGGCAATGCGTTCGTCTTTGTCGAGGACGGCTACGACCGGCGCGCGCCTGTTCGGTACAGACACTTGCCGCTCGGCGAGTGCTACGCAGGCGAGAACCACCACGGCCAGATTGACACGTTCTACCGGCACTATACGCTTAGCGCTCGACAAGCCCTACAGAAGTTCGGCAACAAGGTAAGCGACAAGGTCAAGCGCGCCGCCGAGAGTCCAACAGACAAAGATCGCGCGTTTCAGTTTGTTCAGTGCATTCACCCTCGCTCGGACTTCGGCGACTCGACAGACGGCGTTGCTCGGTCCCCGTGGTCCAGCCTTCACGTTGAAGTCGAAGAGCGACGCATCATAGGCGAGAGTGGTTTCTTCGAGTTCCCTATCGTCGACTTTCGCTGGCTCCCCGAGCCCGGAAAGACGTACGGCGAGGGCCCGGTTATGAAATGCTTGAGCGATATCCAGTCGCTCAACCTCATGGCAAAGAACGAACTCACGGCCAGCCAGCAGGCGGTCGACCCGCCGTTGCTCATGCCGCACTCGGGCGTGATGAACCGGCCAAACACCAATCCGGGCGCAATCAACATCGGAGGCATGTCGCCAGACGGTCGCCAGTTGATTCAGCCGCTGTTCACCGGACAGCGCCTCGACTTCGCGACGATGGTCAAAGAGGCGTCGAAGAACCAGGTCAAAGAAAGCCTGTACATCAACTTGTTCGCAACGCTCATATCCAGCCGCCAACAGTCGGCTACTGAGGCGATGATCAAAGCGAACGAGAAGGGCGAACTTCTCGGCCCAGCGGGCTCGCGCTTGCAGCACTCGCTTAGCGGCATGATCGAGCGGGAACTCGGCATCTTGCAACGCAAGGGCATGTTTGACCCGGATAGCATCTTCGCCGTTCCGCCGACGCTCCAGGATAAAAACATCGCGCCGAGCTTTGCTGGCCAGTTGTCGAGACTTCGCCGCATGAAAGAGGCCGAAGGCACCATACGGACGCTACAGGTTATGGCTCCGCTGGCCCAAGTCGATCCGGCTGTCGTCGATAACTTCGACTCCGACAAGATGGCGCGCGGACTCGGCGAGATCTTCGGAATGCCTGTCGAGTTCATTCGCAAGCAGGACGACGTATCCAGGATGCGACAGCAGCGCCAACAGGCGCAAGCCGCTGCGCAGAACGCGGCTATCGCCAAAGACGCCGCGAGCGCAGCAAAGGACGGCGCTGTTGCGTTGTCGACGTTCGCAGAAGCGGGCGCGTTCTAACACACACACGAACAAAGGTGATCCGTGATCCAGTGGCGCAACATTGCGAGCCTGTTCGGACGTACTCGGGCGCAGTCGCTCGAAGCCGACATACGGCGTACGCAGGCGTACCAGTCTGTGTTTCGCGGTTCACCGACTCGCGAAGATCAGGAGATCGTTCTTAGCGATCTTCGGTCCTTCACGGGCTTTGATAAAGTTTCTCCGGCGTCTGTCTCGGGCGAAATGCTCCGGCAAGCCGAAGGAAAGCGAGAGGCGTTTGCTCGCATTTGGCAACACCTATCGTTATCACCCGCCGACGTCCTAGCGCTCGAAAACGCTGCTAGACAAGACTCGGCACTGACAGATGCCATTTAAGAGAAAGCAACTTACATATGTCAGATATTGCGCCAGCAGGTTCGACGCCAGCCGCCGTTGTGGCGGGAAGTGGCGGCGCACAGCAGCAGGGTAACGCTTCATCGGGCACCGGGACGACCGGAGTCGTGTTGAACACAGGGTCCAACACGCAAGCCGCGTCGACGCCCGCGAATACGGATTGGCGTGCCGCACTGTCGCCGCAGATGCGGGAACTCGCCGACAAAAAGGGATGGCAATCGCCTGACGCAGTGCTCGGTTCGTATGCCGAACTTGAGCGCGCTTTCAGTTCGCGCGGGCCTAACACCCAACAGACTGCCCAACAGACGGGACAGCCAAAGTTCAAGTCAAGCGAGTACGAGTTTACGAAGCCGCAGAACGCCAGCGACATCGGATACAACGACGAATTCGCGTCCAACTTCAAAAGTTGGGCTCACGCGGCCGACGTTGACCCGAAGTCGGCCGCCAGCCTTCACGATAACTTTGTCGAGTGGGCAGCGGGAACAGTGCAGCGGACGCGTGCGCAGCAGGCGCAAGCCCGACGCGATAACGCAGCCGCCGCCGAGACGGCGCTTCGGAGCGCTTGGAAGTCACAGCCGGAGTTTTCGCACAACATGGAGATGGCACAGCGCGCAATGCGCAACCTGTCGCCGGATCTGATGGGCGTACTCACGAAGATGGGCGCGCTCGCGTCTGTTGACGGTCGGCTTACGGTTATGGAGCCGGTGATTATCCAGGCGTTCGCGAAGGTCGGCGATCAAATGTTCAAAGAGGACTCACTCTTTGGACAGTCTGCGCTGAACGTGAACCCGTTTGACCCCAAGACCGAGGACATGACCGCACAGGGCAGAATGATCCGCGATGACCCTGCCAAAGCAGAGCAGCTTATCCGCGCAGCCGGACCCAAGGCTACACAGATGTACGCCCACTGGCTGAGCACACGCGGTAAGCGCTAAGCGCGGCGTCTCGACAAGACAACTAACACACGTCGAGTAGTGCGACAGCGGCTACTAAGTCGCCGCTGTTGCACGTCGCCACGCCCTAAACTTACGGAGTATACCACGTGGCAGTAACACGTCTTAGTGACGTCGTCGTTCCCGAAGTCTTCGCCGCCTACATGGCGTCCGACACGACCGAGAAAGCCGACATCTTCCAGAGCGGACTGGTTCGCATGGATTCGTCTATGGCGGCGAATCTCGCAGGCGGCGGCCGACTGTTCCAGACCCCTTACTGGGGCGACCTCGCGAACACCGAGGCCAACGTCGCCAACGACGACCCGGCGCAGAGCGCGGTGCCCGACAAGATCGGTTCGTTCAAGAGCCAGTCTGTTCGGCAGTTCCGCACGCAGGCCTGGTCTAGCGCTCAACTGACGGCTGAACTTGCGGGCAGCGACCCGCAGCGCCGTATCGTTTCGCGCGTCTCGGAGTACTGGAACCGTCAGTTCAACCGCTACACCGTTGCAACGCTGACCGGCATCCTTGCCGCCAACGTCGCCAACAACGGCTCGGATATGGTTCACGACGTTCGCGCTGTTGCGGGCACCAGCACCATTGGCGGCGTGACCGTCAATAACAACGCACTGTCGGCCGCGTCGATCCTGACTGCCAAGCAGTCTATGGGCGACGACGCTGACATGCTCAAGGTGCTCGTCATGCACTCGGCGCTCTACACGAACTTGCAGCGCCAGAACCTGATCCAGTACATCCCGAACGCTCGGGGTGAGATCACGCTCCCGACGTACCTCGGTTATCGCGTTCACGTCACCGACACGGCTCCGGCTGTTGTCGTCGGCGCGGACATCGACTACACGACGTACCTCTGTGCAGAGGGCTTGATCGGCTTTGCCGAGTCGCCTCCCGCCGAAAGCGTCGCGGTCGACAAGTATCCGTTGCAGGGTATGGGCGCTGGCGTCGAGGTCATCGTGACCCGCCGTCAGTTCGCGCTGCACCCGAACGGCCACAACTGGAAGGACGCCGCTTGCGCTGGCATCTTCCCGACCACTGCCGAACTCGCCAACCCGCTCAACTGGGAACGCAAGGCACCGGAGCGCAAGATGGTGCCGCTCGTCGGCATCCTGACGCGCAACGGCTAATCGGAAGCGCACGACAGACAGACAGACACGCGGGGGCTGACGCTCCCGCGTGTTTTGTTTGTATCAAGAGATCGGAGCATTCATGTCAGATTTTTCCAATCCGTTTGAGAAGGGCTCGAAGATGGCCAGCCTCGCGGAGATCAACAAGCACATGCACGCGAAGCAGCTTGAGGCGTCCAAGACCGCCGCGAGCCGTGACGACGCGATCAAGGTTGCAGTCGCGGGCGCACTTGGCGTAACGCCGCCGCAGCCCGAACAGGCGCGTATCCAGGCGACCCCACCGCCACCAGCGAAGCCCGCAGCAAAGAAGGCGTAACCGATGGGCGGCAGACTTAAAAAGCTCGACTTCAAAGCAGCATACGCTCAGCACGCCGAGCAAGCTCACAACTACCAAGCGGCGGCGGCTCCCGTCGAGGTCGCGCCGCCCACGCCTGTAGACCATTGGGCGGACCCCGCAACGATGCAGGCCGCCCACTTTCACGCACACTACAACAAGACGCTACCGACGCAGCCTCTCTATGCAGCGCCGTCGCAGTTCGTCTCGCCCGTCGCCCCGCTCTTCGCGTCCAGCGCGAACCACGTAACAAGGCTCTAATAATATGGCTCAGCAAACGATTGACGTCGGGACCGGGCTCGGTTCCGGCGACGGCGACCACGTGCGTGTTGCCTTCCAGAAAACGAACGCCAACTTCACGGAATTGTACAACTCGGACGCATCAATCGCGGCGCGCGTCGGCGCTCTTGAAGTGACGCCCGTTCCGGCGACCAACATCCCCGTTACGGGCGGCGCGTTGCTGCTCGGCACGATGCATCTGGGCCAAGCGCTAGACATTGTCGACCATCTGGAAGCCGCCGACGTTCCGCTCGATACCGCGACGTTTACGAACAATTTGGGCGTCGGCGTCGACACGGTCCAGAAGCTCGCCGACTGGATAGACAACACAGACTTCGCGGCGCTCTCGACGGGGCCTGTGCTCCCGAGCGCTGTTGGCTCGACCGTGAGCATCGACACGACGGCGTTTACTGTGCTCGCGCCAACCGACAACGACTGTCAGAAAGTCGCAGACCGCGTCGACAATCTGTTCGCAGGACTCAGCGCGACGTACGCGACTGACGCAGATTTGGCGACCGAGACAGCCGCGCGCATCGCTGGCGACATTTCCTCGTCCGCCGCCGCGGCCACAGTTCAAACGAACTTGAACGCCGAGACGACGAACCGCATCAACGCCGACACGGCGCTGTCCACGCGCATATCGACCCTCGAAGGTTTGCAGGCTACGAACGCAACAGACGCCGAAGTGACGGCGGCTATTGCTCTTGAGGCTAATTCGCGTGCTCTTGGCGACAACGGTCTCGATGTTCGTCTGTCGGCTCTTGAAGCTGATCCGACGACCAAGGCTTACGTTGACACGCAGACCGCAGCCCTTGATGCCCGGCTCGACACGCTTGAGGCTGACGACACGACCAAGGCTTACGTTGACGCTCAAGACGCGGCACTTGACGCGCGCCTTGATATCGTCGAGCCGGAAGTCGCTGCACTTCGCGCGCTGTCCGGCACCGCCGTATCCGCAGCAGATCTAGGGACGTTCGCAGGTTCGACGATCCCCGACGCTCAGACCACGAAACAAGCATTGCAAGCGCTTGAGACGGCAGTGGAGGCCGTGAGCGGCATCAGCCTTTGGGTCGCGGGAACCAGCTACGGCGCAGGCAAAGTCGTCCGCGACCCGTTCATTAACGTGCTGTTCGTTGCACTCAATGCGCAAGCGTCGTCGACGGTTCGCCCGTCCGAAGATCCTATCAATTGGCTCGGCGCGGACGCGGACTTGATCGGAGAGATTGCCGTCAAAGCGGTTGCGCGCGACCACGGCGGCTACAAGAAAATCAAAGCCGGTACGCCCGCTCTATCCCGAACGAAGTACGTTCGTCTTTTGAATGCCATTTGCCCGGCTGTCACGGTTTCTGCGACGAACGGCTCGGTGACGATTGGCACAGACGCCGCTGACGCCGACTTGTTTGTTGTCGGCATGCCCGTCGAAGGTCCAGGCGTTCAGCCCGGCACGACGATTGCTACAGTACCCGTCGCCGCACAGACTAAGACGGGCTACGTCGTGTCCGGCAGCAACACGATTTACGCCGAAGTTGGCCAGAGTCCGCAGACGATCACGAGCGGCGAAGTCGACGGGCAAGACCTCCCAACCGACAGCACGGTTACAGCGTCGGTCGCAGACCTTCCGTTGACGACGTTCAACGTCGCCGCGTCCAGCACGTTCGCAGATCGTGACCCAACTGCCGCTGTGAACTCTGTGCCGCTCACAAGCCGCCGCGTACAAGCTCCCGCGATTGGCTTTGCGACAGTGACGGATCACCAACTGGCAGGCACGGCGACACGGGCCACAGCTACTAACGGTTCGTCTTTGGTGTGGTTCACCAACCAGTACCCTGAGTCGCGTATCCGTACGAACCAGCGCGTTCGCGTCGGCGCGAGCCCGCAAACCATGACGGTCGCGAGCGTTGCGCGCGCTGTGGACACGCTGACCACTAGCGTAAACGTCATTAGCGGCGCGGCAAACCTCAATCTTGAGGTCGGCGAGTACGACGCGGCTAAGTGGCCGATCAATCGGCGTTTCAACCACGCGCTGCTTGCAGGCGTTGCTAACCTCGACGGAGGTTACATTTCTTCCGTCGTAGCAGAGTCCACGCACACAGCTAGCACTCTAGTAGGCGACCCGCGCTTGTTCCTCAATGTGGGCGACGCGGGTCCAGCTGGCGGCGTAGGTCGGTTCGTAGCCGGCATCCCCGCCATACCGGCGCTTACGACGTACACAGCTTCGACGGCAAGCACGACGCACCCAGGCGCGTCGACGGATAGCGTGTCGAACACGATCAACTGGGGGATTGGTAACGACCCAACCTCTGGGCCTATGATCGTCGGTCGACGCATTACGTACACGGGCGGCGTCACTAACGGACAGATCGCGGCGTATAATCCAGCCGCTTCTATCTCGTGCAGTTATCGCACTGGTGCGCCCAACCTCGGACTAGAGCCCGCGTCGACAGCCGTATTTAGCTCGGGCCGCATCCTGAACAACTCGGGATTCTCGTCGCGAACTTTGGTCAGTGAGATCGTCGCGGCGGACTTTACTCGCTCGTGCGGGACCACGTCGGGCACCGCAGTCGTCACGACTGCCGACACAAGCAATCTGTACGTGGGCCAGCGCGTATCGGGCGCGGGTATTGCCGCTAATGCCGTCATCGTGTCGATTGTCGGCGGCGTGTCGTTCACCTTGAGCGCCACGTCTACAGCAACGGCAGCAGCCGTGACGCTGACGTTCGGACGAGTGTGGACGGCGTCGGCACCCGCGACAGCCAACGGAGCGGGCACGTCCACAAGCTACGGCGCTTACGTGGTTGTAAGCCCGGCAACGCCCGTAACGACGCAACCATACGCGTCGAGTATCCCGACAGTCGGACGCGTACTCACGCTCGACGCGGCGGCAACGGCTACCGCAAGTGGCAACGTTACGTTTGGCGCACAGATGGGGTACACGTCTGTTGCCGCAAACACTGTGACGTCAAAGCTCGTCGGCGGCGTTCTCGGCGTGGGCCTCAACATGACGTCCAACTACACGGCGGGCTCGACCAACTACACGACGGCCGCCACGTTCGCCGAGTGGATCACGGTATCGACTGCGGCGACTGTCGTCGGCTCAAATCAGACGTTCACGTTCGGCGGTAGTTGGACTCTGGATAGACCAGCGTCCGCCACCAGCGGGCCTAACGTCTACTCGTTCGGCGGCGTCTGCACACTGTCATTGCCGTTTGTTGGCGCTACGAGTGGCGCTGCACAAGTGCGGTTGATGCCCTACGGCGGCGGCGACGGCTCGACGACGTTCAACATTCCGAGCGTCAATCTAGCGGGCCGCGTCATGGCGTTCATGGGTCCAGGCCACGCGCCGGGAAGCCTCGCAGGTAGCGACACGCACCTACTGACGTCGAGCGAGTCCGGTATGCCGAGCCACACGCACGGCGTTACCGATCCGGTCCACAACCACGCTGTTCCGCACGGTGTGGCGACGTTCAACGGTTCGAACAATGGCGGCGAGTGGTTCTTGCACAACGGCGGCATAACGCTCAACAGTAACACGTCCGTGAACTTCGGAGCGAGCGGGTCGACGTCGGGCGTCACCGTGAACGCTTCTAGCAGCTTCAACGCAGCGACGGCGCATAACAACATTCAGCCTACCGCCTATATCGGTGTGGCCGGATTTATCTATGCGGGCGCGGCGGCTTGATGTGGGTTGCCGCGTATGCGCCCCAGGCGACTCAGTGTACTAACATTCCTCCTTTATGGGGGAGGTTAACACTATGCGGGGAGATGTGGGCTCTCACAACAACAACTGGCTGTCCAGTGTTCGCGCGTATGTAAACGAACGGCGGAGGCCGCTTGAAGTCGAGCACGAAAGGCTCGTGGCAGAGCTTGAGAAAGTCGAGCGAGAGTTGCGGACAGCGGTCGAGATTGTCCGGGCTATCGACGACCACGAGCAAACCCTGGACTGCACGCCGGACTGATTGCCGATAGTACCAACGTTTTGACCTACCAGACCGCGCCCAACCGGCGCGGTTTTCTTTTTCGCATAGGAGATCCGCGTATGTCTGATTACGTCGTACCCGCCTCGCCGTCTGTTGATCCGCAGATTACTGCCGACCTGCAAGCCTTGTTCGACGGAGCCGCGAGCGCCAAGCTCGCCGACTTTCTGGCGAGCGTGCGCGCTTCTGGCGTCGACGTTCCTGACGCTGACGTGGCTCTTTATTGCATCGAGCATCTGGCAGCCGGAGCCGCCGCGACTGTTGGAGCAACGGCGCTTGGCGGAGCGCTGGCAGACGCTTCGACCCTTATTAACAAACTCCGGGCCGCTCTCGCCGGTTCGCCCAACTGACGATCGACCAGAACACAACACACAAGCGAGTGACCGCGTACCATGACATCCACAACGCCGTGGCTTGTCCACGCGACGGGCGAACTCGGCGTGCGCGAGCAGCCGGGTAACGCCAACAACGAAACAGTCGTCGACTACTGGAAAGAAGCAGGCATTCGTGGCGTCAACGACGACGCTACGCCATGGTGTGCCGCGTTTGTCGGGGCCATGCTCGCTCGGGCGGGCTTGACGCCAACCGGATCGGGACTCGCTCGCTCTTACCTGACATGGGGCTACAAGCTCGACAAGCCACGGCGCGGGTGCATCGCTATCTTTGCTCGAACCGACAGCCCTATTCACGGGCACGTCGCTCTTGTTAACCGCGTGAGCGTCGACGGCGAGACAATCGAAGTTATCGGCGGCAACCAGCGCGACAGCGTTTGCGCCGTCAATCGCATGACCAGCGAGGCCCTTGGGTTCCGTTGGCCATATCCGCCCGAGCCTCGACGTACGCCGAAAATCGATACACCGGAACTTGAGTACAAGCCTCAGTTGCCGACTGTGCCGCCCGTTTCAGTAGACCCGGCGAACATCTACGCATCGTTGCCCGTTCGCGAGGCGGAAGAGCGTTTGCGTGGTGAAGGCTCTCGCACAATCAAAGCCGTCGACAACATCGACGCTGCCGTCAAGTACGGCGGCGCGGCTACCGCGTTTGTTGCGGCTCTCAAGAGCTTTGTAGCGGAAGTCGGCGTTTATACGCCGTACCTCGTAGCGGGCGCGGTCGCGGCGTTCGTTCTCTATGAACTTCGAAACATAGCCTACGCACGTGTTGACGACGCACGTAGCGGCAAACACAAAGGACGCTAACGTGTTCGCAATTCAGACGTTGCAAATTAAGCTCGCGGTCTATGCGGCTATTGCCGCTGTGGCCGCGCTGTTTCACTGGTACTCTGTGTCGTCGAGCTACGACAAGGGCTACACGAAGGGTTACGACTTCGCCGCCGCCGAGTGCATCGAGCACGCAAAGACTGCCAAGGCAAACGCGCAAGCCGAGTTTGGCCGACAGGCGAAAGCACTGTCTGACCTGATCAACTCTCAGAAGCTCGCAGCAGAAAAGCGCGCCGCAGAGGCCGAGCTTGCGAAGACGGCACTTGAGGTCGCGCTCCACAAGGCAGAGTCCGACGCGATTATTCGCGAAAAGAACGTCACTGTGAAAGCCAAGACCGGACGTCTTACAAAGCCGGTTTGTTGGACAACCGACGTTGTGAAGGCACTTTCTCGATGATCACGATCTTTTTTAAGCTACTGGCTGTTGTCATCGTCGCGCTTCTGGCTGGCGGCTGCGCGTCGAACAGTTCCAGGACGGAAGCCATCAAGCAAGCGATCAACGAAAGCGAAGCGTGGAAGGCCAAGACGGACCCTACGCCGATCGATTGCGCACGAGACGCCGACGCTATTCCTAAGTTGCCACCGGTTCCTCACGACGGTGGCATGTCGGCTCGCGAGTACAAGAGGCTTCGCGACTACACTGAGAAAGAAGTGGGCAGCGCGCAAAGGTGCCGGACATGGTCGAGAGGACAGAGACAGTGAAGAACCAGCCTATAACCGATCCGAAGCTCTACGCACGCGTTGAAGTGCTTGAGCACACGATGCAGCAAGTCGCCACGCAACTTAGCGACTTGAACAAGAATTTTACGAAGTTCGTCGAGAAACAACAGGACGTTCCGCGCGCCATGCCGTTCAAAGAGATTGCGGGCGCTATCGTTGCGTGCTTTGCGATCTTCTTTTACGTCGAGACATACGTCAGCAACAAGGTTCGCGCCGGTAACGAACAGGCGTACTACCGCATTGAGCAGCTTGAGCGGCGTTCGATTGTCGTTCCGCACCTGATGCCTCGGTAATCCTTATTCGTCGCCCGGCTCGCCAGTGTGCTTCTAGGCGTCTGATTGGTCCAGACGGCTGGCGAGATTGCCCGACTGCGCTTGACCGCCGCAGTTAGCGACGATCCCGCTCGCGATATTGCCGCGCTGATCACGCGGGTATCGCGGGCGGGCCTACATTTTTGGAGAACACTCGATGGCTAACACAAGCTCCCCGCTCAGCGAGGTTGCTATTGCCAACATGGCGGCGACGACGCTCGACGACCGGCGTATTGCCAGTCTCGACGACGATACGTCGCTTGCGCGGTTTGTCGCCAGCGAATTCGGATATGTCCGAGACGAGCTTCTGCGACTCCATCCGTGGACGTTTGCTAAGGCGCGGGCAACCCTCGCTCCCGCTGGGTCAGTCGACTACGATTTGTCGACCCTCTTCGGCTGGAGCTACGCGTACCGACTTCCCGATGACTGTTTGCGTCTGTTCCCGCTTCGGTGCCGCGGCGCGTGGAATGCGCCACTCGTCCCTCACGAGCGCGAAGGCCGGTTCATCCTGACGAACGAACCGCCGCCGCTCAAGATCAACTATATTAAGCGAGTGACGGTCGCACCGTTTTTTGATCCGCTGTTTGCGCGGGCTCTCGGCGCTCGCCTAGCGGTACTCGCCTCGCAGCGCATCACGGGCAAGGCGTCGTACTTCGATAAGGCCACGCTGGCTTACAGACAAGCTATCGAAGAGGCGTATTTGTCGAACGGACTGGACAGCGGAACGCCTGAAAGTCAGTTCCGCGACAGCATCCACGACGTAAGGGGCACCGGGCTCTAAGATGACAACCTACGAGATCAAAGCGAACTTCACGAAAGGCGAAGTGACGCCTCTCGTATTCGCACGACAAGATACAGAGCTTTACAAGTCGAGCCTTGAGAGTCTGGTCAATTTTTGCGTCCTCAAGCACGGCGGCATTCGTCGGCGTTCTGGTACCGTCTTCATGGGTGAAGCGAAGTACCACGACCGCCCGTGCAGGATCTTTGCTTACACGTTCTCGAACGGTCAGTCTTATGTGCTGGAGTTTGGCGACCTGTACCTGCGCGTCTGGACGTCACAGGGTCCTGTTGTCGTCGGCGCGACGCCTGTTGAGATCGCCACGCCCTACGCGTGGTCCGACGTCGAACAACTTCAATTCGCGGTCGCCAACGATCAAATTTTCATCGCGCATCCGTCGTACCATCCGCGTGTCGTCTCGCGTTCGGCGCACACTGTGTGGAGTATTGGCGCGGTCGAGTTCAATGACGGGCCGTGGGAACCGATCAACGAGGACCGTGCGGCCGAGCTTACAGTCACCGGCTCGCCGACGAGCAACACGAACGTGCAATTTGATTGGGCAACCGGCGTAGCGCTCAACGGCGCAACAGACCTCAATCGTCAAGTCCGAGCTATGTTCCGAGGCCGTTGGGTGTGGGGCAGGATGA